CACAGCATTGCAAGGTGCTTCTATGAAACACCTGAAGGGCAGGGCATGTATGGTGGCACAGACAACTACTATTTTGCTTTGAAGTTGTACCAAAACGTCTTGGGCCGTGCGCCTGATGCAGAGGGCTTGGCTTATTGGGTCAATCGGCTCAATGAGGGTATGCCCCGGGAAAACGTGATCCTATCATTCACTGAATCATTGGAAAATAAGGTTAAACCATGAGCGAACTCACCGAATCCGACTTCGCCGTGCTCGGTGAGAAGGTCGATATTGCTGTCAACAAGATGGACAGACGTCGAGCAGACGGTGGATGGCATTTGAAAAAAGAAGTCAATCTGTCAATCATCATCAGCGTCATTGGCGTGGCCGTGGCTGGTGTCACTGCCTACTCTGATTTGAAGCGTGATCTGGCTTTGATGCAAGCAGACATTGCGGGTCTGCATCAGAGCGATGCTGAGACACGTGAAAACCTCAAAGAATCTGTCATACGGTTTAACACGGCTATCGACAAGATAGACATGAAGTTAGACAGACTGATTGAGAAGAAGCAGTGATGCAGATTTCTACCCACTTCTCGCTCTCTGAACTAACATTCAGTCAAACGGCTGATAGGTTGGGTTTGGACAATACGCCTACAGACGCAATCGTCGATAACCTCGTATCACTCGCGCATGGCCTAGAAATGGTCAGAGCGTTGGTTGGTGTGCCGTTGTACATCAGCAGTGGTTATCGTAGTCCACAGGTCAATCGTGCTGTGGGTGGGCAACTTAATTCTCAACATTGCACAGGGCAAGCGGCTGATATTTCCGCACCAGCATACGGTGATGCGTCTAGTTTGCTAAAGGTCATTCTGGCGAACAAACTCCCGTTTGACCAAGCAATACTTGAGTATTACCGCCCAGCTACCTTGAGTGAGCCGAGCAGGGGGTGGTGTCATATTTCATTTGTTCGCGGTACACCTCGGCAGCAAGCACTCGTAATCGACGTACTGGGCACCCGCGGGTATGAAACGGCGTAGCCTGAGTTTCGGAAAGGACTTTATCTTGACACCGCACACCATTGACCAACAACTCGCCGCACTCAAAGAACTACTCGACAAGCGCGATGCAGACATGGCGCAAGAGAACGTGGTTACAAACCCGGCGCCGCTGGATGAATGCACAGCGTTTGATGATGATGATCTTGACGAGATTCGCAAGATTGAAAGGAAACGTCCGTGAACCTACAAACGCTCGGTGGTCGTCGATTCCTGCTGACGGTGATGACAGGCTGGCTGGCAACGTGGTTGCAGTACAGCGGGAAAATGGACCCAGCAGGGGCTAACTACATGCTTGTCGTCATTGGGACCGTAGGCGCTTTCATCACTGGGAACGTCTTTGAGAACAAGCACAACGTTGAGAACACCAAATGAACCCGCTGTTGATTTCAGCCCTTATCTCTGCTGTCGTAGGCTTTGGCTCCGCTTGGACATGGCAGGGCTACCGGATGGACAACGCAGTAAATACTTTGAAACTGGAGGCACAAAATGAACAGTTATCCCGCGAACGGGCAGGTAGGCAAGCACTTGCTGATGCTCAAGCAAAGGTCGCTGCGGCGCAGGCAGATGCGCAAGCTGCTGCTGATCGTGCCAAGCGTGATGCTGCTGGCGCTGGTCGTGCTTCTGTCGGGGTGCGCGACGCACTTGCCAACGCAGTGCGATCCGCTTCCACTGATCTCCAAACCTGTACCGGACAGGTCAATGTCATCTCAGAGCTACTCACTTCAAGTACAGACCTTTCTCGAAGGCTTGCAACAGAAGCTGACGAGTGGGCCAACCAAGCCGTGACGCTCCAAAATGCGTGGCCTAAGTAGGCGTTGAAAAATAGCCACTGAAATACAAAAATGTGTGATATAATTCCGTCAATTGGCGAAAGCTGCATCAGCAATCCAGTACCTAGGAGCAAATACTGATGAGCTATGCCATGACATATACGAGCCTTCTAGGAGACGTTAGAAACTACCTAGAGCGCGGGTTCACAGAAGAGAGCGACAAGATCGTTTTTGACCAGTTGCCACACTTGGTGACACTGGCAGAGCGACGCATATCGCGAGAGCTCAAGATACTGGGCTTTCTACGCGCAGTACAAACCATAATGCCTGCAGGGGTTGCTGTTTTCTTGAAGCCTGACCGATGGCGTGATACGGTGTCTATGCGGGTCAATTCAAAGTCCTTGTTTGCTCGGTCGTATGAGTACCTCAGGTCGTACTGGCCCGATGAGGCACAGCTCGGTACTCCTGAGTTCTACGCCGACTATGATTACCAACACTGGCTAATCGCCCCCACACCTAGCGTGGATATGCAAGCTGAGATCATGTACTATGAGCAGCCCGCATTCTTGGGTGATGACTTGCAAACCAACTGGCTGACCGAGTATGCCCCCGACTTGCTGCTATATGCAACGCTGTTGGAAGCCTCCCCATTCCTCAAGAAAGATGAACGTCTGCAGGTGTGGCAAGGTATGTATGAGCGTGCAGCTCAGGCTCTCGGCGGAGAGGATCTAAAACGAATCATGGACCGAGCAGCGTCTAGGAGCGAAACATGAGTTACACTGACGTCTTTGGCGGTGCCAACATTTATCCCAGTGAGATAAGCTACAGTGCCCTCACCCTGGCAACAGACGTAACGCTGAGCTGGCCGGAAGAGACTTCGGCTTCCTCTGATTTAGCCACTCGTATTATAGATGTCACTGCCAGCGCAGCAGCTTTGAATATCACCCTGCCGGATGCTTTAAGGACAGGTGTTGGGCAAACTCTGCTTGTTAATAACCGTGGAACCAATACGTTCACGATAAAAGACAATGCTGGCGGCACGGTTGTTTCTATAACGTCAGGAACTATCTGGCAAGTCTACCTTTCCGACAATTCAACCGCAGCAGGCGTTTGGCAATCACTGCAGTTTGGAGCTTCCGTTTCGCAAGCCAATGCAGCCTCACTTGCAGGAACAGGCTTAGTTGCAATTAGCACAACGCTTTCTCCAGCTGTCCCAATTACCACATTTAATTCTGACTACACGCTAGGCGTGACAGATAGAGCTAAGATGTTTGTCTGGCAGGGTACTGGTGGTATCTTGACGCTACCCCTCAGCTCAACTGTAGCTAACAACTGGTTTTTCTACGCCAGGAATGCTGGATCAGGCGCTATCGCGCTTACTCCAGCAGGCGGTAACCTGATAGACAGTGGAAGCGTGTTGAGCTTGCAACCCGGTGAGTCCGTGCTTATAGCTACAGATGGTTCTGAGTTCTATAGCATTGGGTTCGGCCAATCAGCTATCTTTGCTTTTGACTACACATCTATAGACGTTTCAGGCGGAGGTTCTTACACCTTGGCGGGTGCTGAGCTAAATAGGATTGCGTATTCTTTTACCGGTGTCCTAACCGCTGACAGAACCATTATCGTCCCAGCCACAGTCCAGCAGTACTGGATTTCAAACGCTACTACAGGTTCATTCTTATTTACGGTTAAGACACTTGCTGGGACTGGATTAAGTATTGATTCAGGCGCGAGGGCTATCTACTACTGCGACGGGACCAATGTGGTTGATGCGGATTCTGCTACAGCGTCCTACCCAATTTTGGTATCACAAGGTGGTACAGGGGCCACAACAGCGTCTGCTGCGCGAATAAACTTGGGCGCCACTTCTGTTGGTGATGCTTTGTTTACGGCAGCAACTCAGGCCGCTGCGTGGGCTGCGCTAGGTGATATTCTTTATTTGTCTGGCGGTACGTTCTAATGGCACAGACAATAGTTCTGCGGTCGCAACCCGGCGTAAAGCGCGACGGGACTCGGTTTGACGGAGACTTTTATACCGATGCTCAGTGGTGTAGGTTTCAGCGTGGTCTGCCCCGCAAAATCGGAGGCTACAGATCCACTAGCAAGTTCTTGAGCGAGATCTCTAGAGGCTTTTCTACGTTTTCGCAAGATGCACTCCAGTACTGTCATTCAGGTGGATCAGCAACAATTGAGCGCTTTACCATCGACTCGACGCTAAATAGCTCAATTGTTATTGATAGAACCCCTACAACGCTCGTCAATCATGATAACAACCAATGGATGTTTGACTTTGAGTACGATTCCTCGACTACAAGTAACTTGCTAATCGCGCACGTTGCACCTAACGGAACCTACATCAATAACTCCGCTGGTGGGCAGATTTTTACGGGTGACGTGGTTGGAACAGCAGCCCTCACGGAAGTTACGTTACCTGCAGGTGCTAACACCACTGGAGGAGTTGTTGCACTTCATCCGTATCTTTTCTACTATGGCTCTTCTGGTATCATTGGCTGGTCTGTAGCTGGTGCCCCGACTGACCTCTCTGGCACAGGGTCTGGTATTGCTCGGGTTTGGGGTCAGAAGATAATCAAAGGTATGCCCCTCAGGGCCGGTGCTGGGTCAGCCCCTGCCGGCATCTTCTGGGCTAACGATGCCGTTATCCGCTCCTCATTCACCGGCGGGTCAACTGTATTCCAGTTCGATGTGCTAGCGGGTGATACCTCTATCATGTCTGCCAACTCTGTGGTAGATTATGACGGCACGTTCTACTGGATCGGGGCAGATAGGTTTTTCACGTTCAACGGTGTGGTTCGTGATGTGCCAAACACCATGAATATAAACTGGTTCTTTGATGGTGTCAATCGCAACCAGAAAGCCAAGGTGTTTGCATTCAAAGTGCCTCGGTACGGTGAAATTTGGTGGTGCTATCCCCGTGGCGACGCTACTGAATGCACCCACGCAATCATCTATAATGTGCGCGAAAATACCTGGTATGATACCGAGCTTCCGGCTACAGGCCGTACAGCAGGCTGGAGCAATAACGAGCTAGCCTGCCCCGTGCTTACTGATTCCACAGAGACATCAACCGGCTACCGAGTATGGTTGCATGAGCAGGGGCTGGACGAGATAAGCGGTCAGCATATAGCGCCAATTATCTCTTACTTTGAAACGGCTGATCTATCTACGTTGGTTCAAGGTCAGAACAGTTCTATGCGAATCACAGCTATTGAGCCTGATTTCATCCAGACAGGACCATTGACTGTACAAGTTACAGGTCGTGCCAATGCCCGTGCTCCTGAGGTGTATAGCAGATTGTTTACTATTCCTGAAACAGCAACCCAACCATACGAGCAGCTTGTCATGCTCAAAGAACAGCGCCGAGAGCTGCGAGTTAAGTTTGAATCCAATGCGGTGGGTGGGGATTACCAGATGGGACAAGTGATTGCGCACATGGAGCCGGGTGACGGTACGGTGCTGGCATGATAGCAACCCTTCCCACAAACCTATCCCTGCAGGACTGGGCAGACCAGATAGTGCTTGACCTTGATAGCCTTGGGGCACTGAGCAAGCTCCAAGATGAAACCCACTGGCAAGACTGGGCGGCACAGTTTCTGATGAACGCGACAGTGGGTCTCACCCCTCCAGACCCATACGCATTTTCCGATTGGCGTGAATGGGCAGAGCTATTCTGCGGGAGCCTACTGTGAGGTACATAGGTTTTGATCGTGAAGATGAGGCTATTGAATGGGCCAAGAATGTTATCGGTATTGATG